GCGATATCGCCGTGAAATGCCGCCGGGCATTGAAAGATACACAGCACTCCGGTGACACTACTGGAATGGCCACCGACCGGGAGCGGCGGCTGGAAGTGGCGCTGCGGGAAGCCGCTTCCAGCCTGGAAACAATATCCAAGTTGGCAGGCCGGGACGAAGACATGGGGGACATGATGCAGGTTCGCGGCTACGCGAACAGCCGTGCCACTGTAGCCCGAGCCGCCCTTTCCACCTCCCAAACGCAACCCCAAGCGAGGATAGAATAATGCCAGACGTTTCACTTCGTGTCGATCTTTTGGCCATGACGCCGGATGCTGAGGCATTGATTTCGGCAGCGGCGCGCCAATGCTACAGTCCGAACGAGGCATATGGCCTCTTTAACCATGCGAAGCGTATGGAAGAAGATGGACCAACGCAGGACATGCACAATTTAATCAGGTCGGTGGTCGCGTCTGGGCATGAATCCGTTGTCGAACACGTTTCGTTTACCTTCGCCGTTGCTGGTGTGTCGCGGGCATTATCGCACCAACTGGTGCGGCATCGTCTGGCGAGCTACAGCCAGCAGTCGCAAAGATACGTGGGTGCCAGCGGCTTTAACTATGTGCTGCCGCCGTCTATTGCTCATAAGCATGACGCGTTGTTCAAATTTGAGCACGCCATGGCTGTTGCGGCGACAATCTATGACCAGCTCGTGACCGATTATGGCATTCCCGCCGAAGACGCTCGGTTCGTGTTGCCGAACGCATGCGAAACGAAACTCGTCGTGACCATGAACTGCCGGTCGCTCCTGCACTTTTTCGAGCTGCGTTGCTGCAACCGGGCGCAATGGGAGATTCGGGCCCTGGCCGACGCCATGCTTGCCGTCTGTCAGGAAAAACTCCCTGTCGTGTTCGAGGGGCGCGGGGCGAAGTGCCTGCAACTTGGCTACTGCCCTGAGGCGAAGGGATGCGGGAGGATGGAGAAGCGGCCATGCTGACCAAGCAACAGCTTGAGGAGATCAAGGAGAGGGCGGAGAAGGCGACCAAGGGGCCGTGGGCAGAAGACGAACGCTATCCAGGGAAAGTGTATTGCGATGACGTCTTCGGCTCAATCGTGGCAGATTGTGGACCCTTTCAATATTGCACCATGGAAAAAGAAAAAATTGAAGCCAATGTAGCATTTGTAGCCCATGCCCCTACCGACGTCCCGGCCCTCCTGGCCGAGGTGGAGCGGCTGCGGGAACGTATTGAGAAGCTGGAGCAGATTAAGAAAGTTGCATTGTATATATGGAACAATATCAACATGCCAGGGGATGTTGATATCGCTTTAATAGGCGCTTTGGCCGCGTATCGAGCCCTTGATCCGCCTATGTAGGAGGCCCATGATGAAGCCTGACGTGAAAAAGATACGGAAGATGTTGCTTAGCGAAACATCAAGCGACGGCTCTATTTTGAAGCGAGCGGGAACTTCACTTAGTGAGTTGTGCGAGTACATCGAAAATCTTGAGCGAGTGTCTGACATTGTGATAGAAATAATCAGGTTACGCTCTCAAAATGTCAGTCGCGAACTCGCCATAGAACTCGGCCTAGCTATGTATGCCATCGGTGCTGACTTGTCACCTCGGACGGCGACAGGGAATGAAGAACAAGATGAAAAAGATAGTCATGAATGAAAGTTAAATGCTGAGATGAAGAAGGATCTGGGGCGATGCACCGTCGAAGGCGGCTGGATGCAGCATGACGCGCTGACATCCGGGCTCATCGAACAGCATGGGCAAATTTACCGCGTCATCCCGGCGGAGGTGAAGTAGATGCAGTACGACAAATGGAAACACCTTGCTTTGTATCTTTTGAGTTGCCACGCGGCAACCATGGAACACGAATGCTCGCTAAAAAGCTACCCCCAGTGCTTCAAAAGCAGATGTCTCGCTATTGGAGAGAAAGGACTGGCTATTTTAAATGGCACTGCGGACATTCCTGAACGGTATCTTACTGAAGAATGGTCGAAAGACCGCCTTGAGAAGGCGCTTGCCAACCTGAAGGAGGCCATCCCATATGTATAACTTATTTCAAGTCCGGCAAGGCGTATGCCATTGGATATTAAAATGAAATATAAAGTGATTCAAACGGGAAATGGAAGTGTCCGTGTCTATAAAGAAATAGACGCGTTTGTAGAAAAAAGAGATGGATTACACGAGGTGAAACAGTGGGATGATTCTTATAAAGAATTCTCATCCTGGAATAGTGCGATGAATTTTATTTATGATCGGAATGACGCTAGACATCCTGACTCTTCATCATTGTTGGGCAATATTATCCATCAGGAGATTATTGATGTGTGAGCAATTCTCCGAGTCAGGCCAGCCGTGCGGGTTCGTGCCGTGCGAGAGATGTGCCAAGGCAGAAGCGGAGAAGGAAAAGCTGAATTCACAGCTTGCCTTTGTGACTGCCGGTCTTCTCAAAACATGCAGCCTTGCCGAAAGCCTTGCGGCCGAGAACGCAACGCTCGTCACAGACGTCCAAAAACACAAGGACCGCCGGGACCATCTCGAGGACATGCTCAACCGCTCAATCGAGCACGAGCAGGAATGGATTCAACGGGCACTCAAGGCGGAGGCCGAGAACGTGGCGCTGCGCCAGGAGCGGGACGCACTTGCCAGTACTCTTGCCACGTTTATAGAGGCCGACGCCAAGGCCGCCAAGGCGGCCGATATAATGGAATCCACTTTGTCGGAAAATGGGTTTGACCCTGATCTTGGATTGCTGAACGCTTTGGAGGTTGGTGGCAAAGCGCGTCAGGAGCTGAACACGTTGCAGGTATGCTACAAGGCCGCCGAGTCAAGCCGGCATTTGGCGATTGTTGAGTTGAACAGTTTTATTGATCGTATCAACGTCACGTTGCACCCCGATGGTGATGCTCCGTCCGCGCCTTCTGGTTGCGATCTTGTGGCCTACGTCAAGGAACTGCGGGAGGAACGATACTACTTTCGGAACGTCATTTGTCATCTTGCCTCGCTTCTCGGAAAAGAAATAACAAGGGATTATACAGTTTCATGCCTACGTGATGACATTATCAAAGAACGCAATATGGCGGCAAGGATCATTGAGAAGGCGGACGCGTTATATACGGCATCGTGTTTCCCGCTCGAGTCCGAAAAAATAAACTGCGCCAAGAATGCCTACCGGGAGGCCCGCCATGGATGAACTGAGAGAGTGCCCGTGGTGCGGGAAATCTGACGTTCGGTATTTTGAACCGTATAACCCACTGCGTATTGGACGTGTCGTGTGCTGGAGGTGCTCTAGACAAATAGTCGCAGAAAATGCCGTCGCCGCCTGGAACGCTTTGCCAAGAAAGGCGGGGTGGATGACTTACGACGGTACGGAAGAGACGCTGCCCGCAACCTATGGTCCTTTCCCTGTTGAGAGGCAGAACAGCCGGGGGAAAATAGAGCATTTCGTCTGGTGTTTTACTGCCGGGAACTGGATCAACAGCCGTGGGGCCGTACCGCCAAAGCTGGGCGACCGCTGGACGCCCTGGCCGGGGGAGGAATGATGCAACACATCAACCACCCCGAGGTGCGTGACCTCCTGGAGTTTCTTGGCTGTCCATCGCGCAACTGGCCCGATGGTTCCGTCCCTTCGGCCGAAATCCATTGCCGGTACGAGCAATGTGTCGACGGCATCGGTGTGGCCGGAAATGGCATCTGCTACGCCGGCGGAGATCCTCGCGACGGGCATTGCCAGGAGTTCCGCCAGGAGTGCCCGGAATGCCACGGCGACGGCGGTTGGGACGGGGAGAAAGCCACCTGCCAGGCGTGCGCCGGTATGGGATGGTTAAAAAAGAAGGAGAGATAAAGGGCACTTTACGCTTGCTGCGCTTGCTGTTATTCGAAATCGAATTACGGCAAGGAGGCAGCTATGCCATTTTCGTTCGGAGCACATTCCAAGGACGCTTTGGCCTCGTGTCAGCCGGTTCTCCAGAAAATAGCCAACCGGGCGATTGTGCTCTCTCCGTACGATTTCACGATCCTTGCCGGTGGCGACGAAACGCTCACCTTTTGCACCTACCCTCTCGATCCCTCGCCACAAAAATACGCCGCGATAGCTGCCGCCTTCAAAAAAGCCGCTGACGAAGAGGGCGTCGAGCTTCGTTGGAGCGGCGATTTTCGTTTTTTTGGCGACAGCAGCCGCATCGAAATTGATGCGCCACAGGCTTCGCCGCAACCTTCGCCGCAACCCTCGTCGCCCGTCGCGCGCGAGCTGCATAGCCGCGCGGAACTGGCCTCCCTCTCGGATGCGGAACTGCTTGCGCGCGTCGTGTGGGGAGAGTGCCGTGGCAAGCTCGACCTGGAGGCCCGCGCCATCGCGCACGTTGTGGTCAACCGGGCATCCCGGCCGCGTTGGTGGGGCACGTCGATCAAATCGTGCTGCCTCGCTCCAAAGCAATTTTCCTGCCTGAACGACACCGACCCCAACCTGGCCAAGATCCTCAAGGGCAACTTCCAGGACGGCTCATGGACAACCTGCCTGCAAGAGGCGTCCGACGCCGTGGCCGGCAAGAGCCCTGACCCGACGGCAGGCGCGACGTCATATCATGCCGCCAGCATGAGCCCCTATCCATCATGGGCAAAAACGTTGACTCAGACTGCAAAAATCGGCGGTCACGTTTTTTATAGGGGAGAGTAGTCATGCAGGAACTTCTCTCAAAAAAGTTTCTTCTTGGTCTTGTGTCTGTTATTGGCATTATTTTTTCTTCAAAGTTGAATCTCTCGCTTCAAGCTCTGTATATTTTGGGCATCGTTGCTGTGATTTCTGTTGGCGGCCAGAGCGTTATTGACGCCCTCACGACTTGGCTTGAGGGACGTCCGTTTAAGATGGAGAGCCCATGCGCTGCCTCTGCGCCGTCGCAGCACTCATAGTAGTAATACTACTTGACGCTTGCACAAAGCCTTTTGGTTTTGACGTCAAAATCGGCGAACCGAAACAGTGGTGGACCGATGGTGGAACAGGCCCGGACAACATCAACCGCGAACCGATTCGGAGATAACCATGCGTAAGGCCATTGTTTCGATCATGCTCTTGGCTGCCTTGTCCCTGGCCGCGTGCGCCACCATCCAAAAGATCAACGCCAAGGTGGCCAAGGATGTCCAGATCACCTTGGCCCAGGCCCAGTCGGGTCTGGAGTACCTGCAAGCCACCTATGTGCGGCTCTCCGCCGCTGGCGCAATCCCGAGCCTGGCCGCCCTGGAAACGGACATCGCCAATCTGACCGCCGTGATCACCAAGGGCGATCTGGCCGCTGCCGTGGCCCTCTACGACGCCGGGCGCAATGAGGTTACCAAGATTGTGACCGCCATGGGGAAGTGAAACCATGCTGCAACTCATCGCCCCCGACTCATACCGCAATGCCACCCCCGAGGAAATCGCAGCCAAAACCAACGGCTGCGGTCCAGAGGGGTGGCGACTGGCCATTGTCGAGCTTTTGGACTCGTTCACTGGTCTCGATTTCTCCCCTGCCTGCCGCATCCACGATTGGATGTACGGTCACGGAATCCAGGGCGACGAAGTGGGGCGTAGGGATGCGGACATCACGCTCAAGGTGAATTTGGACATCGTCATTCTGTCAGCCGGCGGCCCTCTGACGGCGGCTCGTTTGGCTGCGGCAGATGCTTTTTATGCCAGCGTTCGCGAGGGCGGCGTGAAACATTATGGAGTTACTGCGTGATGGCTGAAACGCTTTATCGATACAGATGGCTTGCGCCATGGATTGGAATGGCCGCCGCAGTACTTCTCAATGTGTTTTATTCTGGACAATGGTCGTCATCGATACAAGCACATCAATTCGATTTGGAACGTAGAATTTTGATAATCGAAGGCGACAATAAAGATCACGAGAAACGCATTAATGAATCTTCCTCGCGCTTGGCTAGGATTGAAACTGGAATTGAATTTATAAAACAGGCTATTGAATCCAAAAAATAAATATCTCTACGGGGTGAATTATGACCCTTATTATTGAAGATGGAACCGGCGTTTCAGAGGCAAATACATACGCCTCTGTTTCTTCAGTTGATTCCTATTGCTCCGATCACGGGTATTCTGACTGGTCAGGGACCGATGCGGTTAAAGAAGCTGCAATCCTTCGGGCAATGATTTTTTTGGAATCACAACAATGGAAAGGGATCAAGGCGTTTCGCGACAATCCACTGGAATGGCCAAGGTCATATGTCACCGACAAGAACGGCTATGCTGTCAACGCAAACATCGTCCATCCTCAGGTTGTCAAGGCGTTGTGTGAAGCAGCGTATCGCGAGTTGCAAACGCCAGGATGCTTGCTTCAGGATATAAAACGCGAGGACGTCCTTGAGTCATTGAATGTTGCCGGGGCTGTTGTTGTTTCATTCAGCGCGTCTGCGCCAATAACAACGGATTATCGCCTCATTAAATCTCTTTTGCAGGGGCTTATTGTGGCAGGCGGCGGCGTGAGGTTGGTCCGGTAGCGGGGAGAACATGGCGCAACTTAAAGTTCAAATAGAGCTATCGTGGTGGCTTAAGTTATATATCCATGGTCTTAAATTTTTTTGCTGGCTTATGGGTACATATCCAGACCGGGGCAAAGTTAAGTATTGGGTTAAAAAAGGAATCAGATACAAGACGGTAAAATAGTAAAATGCCAATAAGAAGAATTAAGGATTTTTCTGGACTTGTCAGCCGTTCGATTCTCCGTTCGTCAAGGAGGCCGCACTATTGGCATGTCTTTCTCTGGCGTGACAAAGAGGCGCTTATTGCCGGCACAAAAGACATGGAAGACGGGAAGGCAATCGGCTGTCACTGCCCAAGCTCGACCATTATGGATGTCGAAAGCGGAGAATTATATCCGTCCCCCAAGAGGGGAGAGGTCCATTTCATAGTTGGCCGTTGGAACGAAGAGATCGTTGCACATGAGTTGCAACACGCCATATTGCACAGACTTAGAACGATGTTGCCGAGTTACAAAGAAATACTTGGACAAGACGATATCAATGCCGAAGAAGAGATTTGTTACGAGTTTGGGAGATGGTTTGCGAGCACATGGAAGTGGCTATGGGAAAATGACCCTTCTTCAAAATGGAAAAGAGTCGAATCATGACAATAGCAATACGAACTCTTGCAGCAAACTTGGCTGAAAAAGCATGGGCTATGACAGATGCCCCTGTGGACGCGACTCTATACCGAAAAACTTCAGGAACATACAATCCCGCTACAGGTAAGGTTGCTTCTGGAAACGAATCTTCGTATCCAGTAAAGGCGATAATAAAGGAGTATACTCAAAACGAGTTAAAAGGGACATCGATTTTGTCTACAGATAGAAAATGTCTTTTGCGGCAAAAAGAAGTAGTAGCGGCTGGTGAAATAGCCACAAGTGACAGAATAATAATTTCAGGGAAAACGATGAATATTATTGATGTTGGACAGGATGCAGTAGGAGCCCTTTGGATTTTACAGATAAGAGGATAGTCATGTATAAAGATATCAGTGGGAATCTTGGTGATCTTCAAAAAAATCTTTCTGCACTCGGTCAAGAAATAGAAGGTGATGTTAAAAAAAATGTCATAAAAAAAGTTCTTTTCAACTTATGGACTCTCGTTACAGAAGGTGGCGACGGTTGTGACGGAACGCCTATAAAAACAGGCAGGGCGCGAGGCTCTTGGATGCTTGATACAGCGCCTAGCGACTGGTCTCTTCCTCCAGGAGATTATACGCAAGCAATTAACAACAATATGCTTGCTGCAATTTCTGCGCTTCCTGATTCTGATAAGTATTATCTGTTCAATAATCTTGAATATATCGTACCGCTTGAGAACGGGCACTCACAACAGGCACCCCAAGGATTTGTTGCACAAGCAATTGCTGTCATAGGTATTTACGTTGCCAAGGCAGCAACAGCCGCAGGTTACAAGGCGAAAATATGAACCCGCAGGAAATCAAATCCGTTCTTGAGTCGCTTCTCGCTACGCTTCTTCCTGCTACGCCGATTGATTGGCCGAATACGGATTTTACACAACCATCAACTGATTTTATATCTTCTGATGGTGTTTCTTGGGCGAGACCAGCATTTCGTCCAGGCAATGCTATTGAAGCAGATTTTGATACAGATGAGCGCCTTGGCGTGTTTATCATACAACTTTTCTTCCCAAAGGGAACCGGCTCTGGCGATGCGCTGGCAAAAGCATCTACGATAGAAGAGGCATACAAAAGAAAAGATTTTAATAGTCTACACTGCAAAGCAACATATACAAACGAGGTCGGAGAGTGGGCCGGGGAATCAATTGCTGACGGGGGCCGTGAAAGATTAGGTCTCGACAACTGGTATCAGGTAAATGTCATTATCCCATGGTTCGACTGGCCGGAGGATTAAATGGAACTTATCGAGATGCGTAAACGTGCAGGCGAATTGGGAATAGTGATTAAAGCTCTTTTGGAAGGTTTTGAAGAGGAAACTCAAACGACAGTAAAAGAAGTCGCTTTGGCAAGGCAGGACGGAACCCTTCGTCAAGTTTTGCTTGATGTTAAACTTTTATAGGTAGACTCGGGGAAAGAATGGAACCTTCTGTCAGTATTATTATCCCTGTTGTTCGTCCCGACATGGCGCAGCGTTGTATCGCGGCTTGCTACGAAAACGCATCGACATTCAATGGGACGTTGGAACTGATTTTTGAAGCGGATTCTGATCAAATCGGATGCCCCAAGATGGTAAAACGTCTTGTGGATCAGGCCGACGGTGATCTGGTGATGTTTCTTGGCGACGATACCATCCCGCAGCCAGGTTTTGTTGAGGCAGCCCTTGCGTCCATGCACGCACTCCCCGACGGGTGGGGCCTTGTGGCCCTCAACGACGGAATCCACAACGGCGCTTTGGCCACGCATTGGTTGGCGGACAAGCGGCTACTGCCGTCCCTTGGCGGGGAGTTCTTTCACACGGGCTATCACCACTGCTTCTGCGACCGCGAGTTGACCGACATCGCCAAAAGTCTCGGGCGGTATGCCTACGCCGAGGACGCGGTTATCATCCATGATCACCCGCAGCGCACCGGCAAGCCATACGATGATCATTACAAGCGCGCTTACGCCATGGAAGCCTTTGAGGCGGATCAACGGCTCTACTGGCGCAGAAAAATAGCCCGCAATGTCTTCAAACTCGCGATAGGGCTTCCTCTGGTCGATTCCGATGTCCCGGCACAGTTTGCTATCTCCATGCTTGCCATGGACAAGCCTGAGGATTGGACGCTGTTCGTTCCGCGGTTCCCTGCTGGGAAATTCGTTGAGTCCATCGCCAGTGTCCGCAACGACCTCGTGGAGCAGGCCCTGGAGCACGGCTGCACGCACCTCCTTATGTGCGATACCGATCAGGTCTACCCCCAGGATGCGCTTATGCGGCTCCTGGAGCACGACAAGCGCATTGTCGGGGCTGCTGTGCAGCGCCGGTGGCCGCCGTTCACGCGAGTGATGCAGCGGGGCGAGCTTGGCCGTTATACCCAGGTGCCGGACGATGAGATGTATTCCGGCAGGCTGGTCGAGGTTGATGCCACCGGGACAGGGTGCGTGCTGTTCGATACGACGGTGTTCCTGGACATTCCTACCCCTTGGTTTGCGTTTTCGACGCACGATGGAAAGCCTGTTGGCGAGGATATTGGATTTTGCGCCAAGGCTCGCGCCGCAGGCATCCCGATCCATGTCGATACTGGCGTTGAGGTGGATCACCTGACGACGTTCCGTGTAAATGGAGCTTTCGCCAAACTTTACGCCAAGATAAACAATAAGGGGATTGACGAACAAAAAAAATCCTCATAGCCGTGGCTTGATTCATTCGAAAAAGAATAATTTCCGGGGG